ACAGGAACTAATTTAGTTGTAAGGTCTATTGAAGACATTAATAACTATATAAGATTACAAATGAGTCCAGAATATATTAATGAAGCCTAGTACCACAATTTGCAATTTTTGCAACAAAGATGCAACACAAGTAAAGAAGCTATTAGCGGGTGATAGTGGAACCCACATATGTAGTGATTGTGTTAAACTTTGCTATGGCATTGTTACAAATGAACCAAAAGTTACAACAACTGTTATTCGTAAACCATTCAAAGTTCCTACACCTAGGGAAATACATGCAAATTTAGATGAGTATGTTATTAGCCAAGACAAAGCAAAAAAGACATTAAGTGTAGCAATATACAATCATTATAAAAGAATCCAATCCAAAACAGAAATTAATTTACAGAAAAGTAATGTATTACTAGCAGGACCTACAGGAACAGGTAAAACATTAATGGCACAAACACTTTCAAAGTTTTTAGGTGTGCCTATGGTTATTACAGATGCTACAACTATTACTGAAAGTGGATATGCAGGTGAAGATGCAGAAGCACTAATACATAAATTATTTCAAGCCGCTGACTATAGTGTAGAATTAACTGAACAAGGAATTATATATGTTGATGAGATTGATAAAAAAGCCAAACGTAATGACTATGTTAGTTTAAGTAGAGACGTTTCGGGCGAAGGTGTACAACAGAGTCTTTTAAAGCTCATGGAAGGTACAATAATAAATGTTCCAAATAAACCGCAACAATCCCCTGAGAAAGTTAAAATAGATACCACCAACATATTATTTGTAGTAGGTGGCGCCTTTGTTGGACTAGAAGATGTTGTGGTTAATAGACTAGGAAAGTCAAAAATAGGGTTTAATGAGTCTAAAGATGAAAAAATAGACAATTGGCACGATTACTTACAAACACGTGATTTAATAAAATATGGATTAATACCAGAGTTTGTAGGCCGTTTACCTAGCGTTAACGTGCTAAATACGTTAAATAAGCGTGATTTAATTAGAATACTAACAGAACCCACTGATTGTATAATAGATCAAATAAAAGAGCTCTTTTCACTTGACAAAATACAAATAGAGTTTACAATAGTAGCATTGGAAGAAATAGTTAATATTGCTGTTGATGAAGAATTAGGTGCAAGAGGATTACGTAAAATTTTAGACGAAAAACTACTTGAAGTACAATATGAGCTACCAGAATTATATAAAAAAGGGATACGAAAAATTATTATAAATGAACAAGTGATTACAAGCGGACTAAAGCCACAGTATATTACAGGTGAATTCGCACACGCTATTAGTGTTAACAATGCAGAATAAAAGAACCTTTAAGAGAAATCGTGGTCCATTTGTTATAGCTAACGAAAAAATTAGACACAACGAAGTAAGAGTTTCCTTTCCAGACGGCAATAGCCAAATACTGTCTATTAAGGATGCTTTAAGAGAAGCAAAAGAACTAGATTTAGATTTAGTGTTGATAGCTGAAAAAGCCGATCCACCAGTTTGTAAAATAACTGATTTAAATAAGCATTTGTATTCTTTAAAGCAAAAAGAAAAATTGGCTAAGAAGAAACAACGCGAAAGCATTGTAGAACTCAAAGAAGTACGTATGGGTCTAAATATTGAAACACATGATTTAGAAACTAAAGCCAATATGGCTCGTAAATTTTTGGATAAAAACAACAAAGTAACAGTTACCGTTGTTTTGCGTGGTAGAGAACGTGGAAGGCAAGACCTTGCAAGGGAATTACTGAATACGTTTGCAAATATTCTAGATATAGAATATGAACAAATATCCACTCAGAACAATAGAGTATCTGGAAAAATAAAATAAGGCAAACATGGCAATATATCAAAAAAATAGACGTGAAGAAAAAAAGCAGTTCGGAAATGGACTTTCTGTAGAAGTTCGTAATGGAAATGTTGAACAAGCTATTAGAAAGTTTAAGAAAATGATAATGAAAGATGGGATCATGCAAACAGTGCGTGATCGTAGATACTTCATTAGTAATACAGAAAGACGGCTTAAAGCAAAGGCAGCAGGCCGAGCTAGACGACGTAGAGAAATAGCAAAAGATTCTATAGTTAGAAAAAGACTATATTAAAGCGTCAAAACAGAATTTATACACAAATTGTGGATAAATAACAATGTATACAACAGGACTGATTCCTACCGTATACATGGAATGCCGAAAGGGTTCCAAATAATCTTGCTTAACAAAGGAGAAATGATATGACTAGATTAACAACACTAAATCTTCCAGATTTTTATAAAACTACAATAGGCTTCGATAGTATGTTTGATGATATGCATAGAGCATTTACATCTAACACGTCAGGCGGTTACCCACCTTACAATATTGTAAAGGAGAGTGACAGTAGTTATTCAATTAGCCTAGCAGTTGCAGGCTTTGATAAAGACGAAATAAAAGTCCAACAAGACGGTAATTCACTTTCGATTAATGCTGAAAAGAACGACAGCGAGGAAGAGATCGAATATTTGCATAAAGGCATTGGAACTAGAAACTTTACAAGAGAATTTAGTTTAGCTGATTATGTAGAAGTTAAATCGTCTAAGTTAGACAATGGTATCTTAGTAGTTACATTGGAACAAAACATTCCAGACGAAAAGAAACCTCGTAATATTAAGATTGACTAATTAAGGTAAAATATGACTCAAGCATCAACACAAGGCGTAGCAGATATTATTAAGTTAAAATCACCACCAAGGTATAATGTGGTTTTACTTAATGATGAAACTACACCTCAAGATTTTGTAGTTAATGTTTTACAGGCAATATTTAATAAGTCAGTAGACGAAGCAAAATTAGTGATGCTTGAGGTTCATGAAAAGGGCCGAGGAATAGCAGGTACTTACAGTTACGAAGTAGCAGAGCAGAAAAGTGTAGAAACTATAACTGATGCTAGACGGAATGAATATCCGTTAGATGTTACAATAGAAAAATCAGAATAAAATATTAAATGAAAATAGCAATCACGCAACGTGTGGTTGAATTTCGAAATGGACCGTATGACAGCATTGATCATGGATTTTATGAAATGTTTTCAGGTCATACATTACAACCCATTCCTAATCACTTAGAACATTATAAAACAAGTACAGTAGTTGATAGTGACTTAGTGGTATTTACGGGCGGCAATAGTATGATGCCAGATAATTGGCAATATAATGAAAATCGTTTAAGGGTCGAAAAACACACGTTAGATTTAGCAAAACTTTATAACAAGCCAATATTAGGTATAAGCCGAGGGGGTCAATTCCTAACAATTGCCCTTGGTGGCAATATCAAACAAAATGGTAGACATACTCATGATCATAGTGTAAACTATAAGGGTAGTGAGGTTGAAGTTTGCAGTAGGCATGAAGAAGTACTAAGTAAAATTCCAGATGGAGCTACTTGTCTTGCTACAGATAATGAAGGATACTGTGAAAGTTGGAAATTAGATAACATGTTGACTGTATTATGGCATCCAGAACGAATGAAAACACACTGGCTTCCATATGAAGCACACGGAATATTAGGATTGTAATGACAAAACAAGAAGAAATAAGACAAGAAGTTAAAGCAGAATACAAAGATAGTCAAATGACAAAGGCTGGTAAACTTGCTATGGAACTAGGTGCTGAACGTAAGCGTTTAAAGAAAGAATTATCAGAATTACAATCAGAAGTAGAAGACTTAACACCTACTACACCAGTTGGTACAGTTGACTGGTATGTAAAATGGACATCAATGGCTTTTGCAGTTTGTGGTGTGTTTCTAATAAGTGCAGGATTAATGTTTTGGGGACAAATTGCTTATATGCTTAGTGCTGTAGGTTGGGTATTTGTTGGAATGGCTTGGGGAGATAGAGCTATTATGATTGGAAGTGCTATAACTGGAACAGCAGTAGCTATGAATTTTGTACAGAGGTTAATATTATGAAAATAGGATTTACTTGCAGTACATTTGATTTATTACATGCTGGACATATTGAGATGTTACTAGAAGCAAAAAGTACGTGTGATCATTTAATTGTCGGATTACAAGTTGATCCAAGTATTGATAGGGAAGAAAAGAATCCACCTATACAAAGTTTAGTTGAAAGATATGCTCAATTAAGTGCGGTAAAGTATGTTGATGAAATAGTACCATATCAAACTGAAGCAGATTTACAAGATATTTTAAGTATGTATCCAATTAATATTAGAATATTAGGCGAAGAATATAGAACAAAAGATTTTACTGGTAAAGAAATTTGTAAATCAAGGGATATACAAATTCATTTTAACAAAAGAGATCATAGATTTAGTACAACTGACTTAAGAAAAAGGGTGTGTGAAAATGAGAATTGAAAATGATACAAAATATGATTATAGTGACGTATTAATTCGTCCGAAACGTAGTACATTAGGTTCACGCAAAGACGTGGATTTAGAACGTGGTTTTAAGTTTCGTAATTATGAAGGTGACACAGTAGATGATTATAGACATTATCGAGGTGTGCCCATTATGGCATCTAATATGGATGGTGTAGGTACAACGGAAATGGCTGATAAATTAGCTGAACAAAAAATGTTTACATGCCTTGTTAAGACATTAGCAGTAAGTGAACTACTTGAATATTTTAATAAAGACGAATGTACATCACCACCCAACGATGACCGTAGACGAGAATATGTAGCAATGAGTATTGGCATTACTGATACAGATTTAGCAAAGTTTAACGCAGTATATCAAATGACTGAAGGCAATCTAAAGTATGTTTGTATTGATGTAGCAAATGGTTACAGTGAACGGTTTAGTAATTTTGTTAGAAAGTTTAGAAATAAATATCCACACGTAGTTATTATTGCAGGTAATGTAGTAACAGGCGAAATGACAGAGGAGTTAATACTTAATGGAGCAGACATTGTTAAAGTGGGTATTGGTCCAGGATCAGTATGTACAACACGTATACAAACAGGTGTTGGATATCCACAACTTAGTGCAGTTATGGAATGTGCAGATGCGGCCCATGGTCTTGGTGGACATATTATCGCTGACGGCGGTTGCGTTTGTCCTGGTGATGTGGCTAAAGCATTTGCTGGAGGAGCAGATTTTGTAATGCTTGGTGGAATGTTTGCAGGACACGATGAAGGTGGCGGCAATCCAGTTACTAGAGATGGCGAGAAATTTATACAATTTTACGGAATGAGTAGTGATGCGGCAAATGTAAAACATTTTGGTGGACTTAAAGATTATAGAAGTAGCGAAGGCAGAGAAGTACTTGTTCCTTACAGAGGTCCAATAGAAAGTACTACTCAAAATATATTAGGTGGTGTGCGTAGTACATGCACATATGCAGGTGCTCAGCGCCTTAAACATCTAATGCGATGTGCAACATTTATAATAGTTAATAATCAATATAACCACACATACGAAGAGTCAACAACAAAACTATAACAGTATTTTCATAGATAACTATAGTTTTTAAGGCTAAATAGTTACATGAGCAAGATACATTTATTATCAGAAATATTAGGTAAATTAGAAAACTTCAAAACGCAAGAAGAGAAGTTTGAGCTTTTATCTACATATCAAAAAGAACCTATATTAAAGAAAATACTTACTATAGCATATAACCCTTGGATTGATTTTGGAATGCAAGATTTTACTCCAAAACGACATGGTAAAAAATTTGGAATGGGTTTAACAAAGTTCTTACATCTTTTAACTGACATAATTGACGAAAAATTTGATGAAAAAGAGAAACTCTTTTCTTGTAATATGGCTATGATGCATATAGAAGAACGTGATGCAGATACATTTCTTAAACTATTAAAACAGGAAATGGATTTAGGTTTAGAATTAGAAACAATAAATCGTGTATGGCCTAAATTAATAATGATTTACCCAATAAGTCAGCCTACTCCAGGAGATTATGAAACATTTAAATCTTATCCAGCGGCAATACAGCCAATAAGCAGAGGGTTACGAGTTAATGTTATAATACATAAAAATAAAGTTTCATACAAAGATAAACTAGGTAACGATATTAAAGGTTGGGAAATATATGATGAGCAGTTTATAAATTTAGCACAAAATAATAGCACAGTATTTGATGGACATGCTATAGTAGCCAATGGAACTACAGTAGTAGAAACAGATAATGATAAAGTATTAGAAGCAGATGCAGAGAATATTAGATTTGTATTTTGGGATGTAATACGTTATGATGGATTTATAAAAGGCGAAGATAGTCGTATTGGATATAACTGGCGTCATAATGGACTTGAACATATGTGTATACTTGCTGTAGATAAAAATAAAACACCTTGCTATGATATAGTAAAAGCTGATTTAGTAGGAAGTGATGAACAGTTAAAACTAACTGTTGAAAAGTATAAGTCTAAGTGTGTTATTAAAAGTTTAGATGGCACATGGATACGTGGAAACGATCCTTCACAACTTATTTACGAGCTTTCTTAA